ATTCCCAAGAATTTTTCTTGATCGCTTTTGTCGAAGCACATACTAAACGGACCGCCATCCCTAAGATAGTATATCGTCATAATCGCCTGTTCATAATCAGGATAAAGTTTTGATATAGCATAATTATACAGTAATAGCTGAGGGTCTTCCAGTAGCTTTTCGTATGTTTTTTCTTCTCCGGTTGCCCAATTGAGCCTTCGTCCGGTCTTCCAGTCAACGACCTCAATCGTGTCGTCCGCCACCTTGGTAACTAGGTCAATAGTTCCCTTGATAGCTAATTGACCTTCGGCCTCTTCACCATTAGGCATTTTGTACTTAAACTTTGCCCAAGGCTCATCTATAGTGATATCAAACTGCGGTTCTGTGTCTACTATATCTCTTTTTCTAGGATCAAACTGTCCGTCGTTATAGTTTAAAGCCGTGTCAACCTGAGTCCTACAGAACTTAATATCTGCACCCGTGTACTTATGGGTACAGTTTTCTGTGTAGTGTGCGTAGCTTCTATCTAGTATTTTAGAGACAAACGTTTTAGTAAATAAGCTTCTATTGGTAAAATTAACTTTACCTATAGCGTCATCTTTAATGTACATGCTTTTTTTGTCTGGATTTTCTTGTAACTTCTTATTGCACGAAGCCAAGACCTCCATAACTTTGTGAACCACGGTTCCTAGTTGTGCCTTTTTGCCAGACATTGACCGATGTCCCAAGACATAGGTGATAAAGTATTGCATCTGACAATAGTCATAGTTGTTGTAAGACGAGCTTCTGATATATGTAACTATCATGTTAGTCCTTTTTAATTTTGTGGATACCTGTAGGATTTGTCTCTTCTTCTTTTTTAGAAAAGGGTCTTTCTTCCTTAGATAAGACTGATCCTAACCACCCCCAAGAATCTAGAAGATCTATGATGCTCTTGTTTGTTTCTAAAATAGTTTTGTTAGAATTATCTATTACAGCGTCAAAGCTGTCCCAGTTTTGCTTGATAGCCTGTTCACTTGCGTGCGAGTCCTCAAAAGGAGACCTAGACAAACCAACCACTTTGCCGCCCTCGGCTTGAATCGCTTCGATTTCATTTATAAATCTACAATCATCAATAACGGCTAAAAGAGGCTCTTCTCTACGAATATCCTCGATACAAGCCTGAACCCAGATAGGCTCGTAGATTCTACGCATAACATCCGTTCCCAGATACTGCAAGAAATCCCTAACGGTCATTGGTCCCTTTTTGTGGTAGCTTAGTCCCTCAATCTTCTTATTCTTAACTGCATCCCATTTTTTTCGTCTGTGACAATTCCGGGCATATTTTCCCATCTAATATGAGGAAGCACTTGAGTCTTGTGTGCTTCTGTTCCATATACCTGTTCATATTTTAATCCAAACAGACTGACGGTAATTTCTTTCAAGGCACTCGCAAACGAATACTTCTTAACAAACGGCCACATGCTATACATAGCCCATTCAGCAAACTCCATGTCTGTCCTATTGATATCAAGTATAACGTTGCCAGTTTGTTCTTGTCCTTTTTCGTTAAGAATTTCTGTTTCTACAGCAAGCTTACCCTGCTCAGTAATACCAAAGTTCTCTACTACACCATAGCACTTCATTTGATAGCCATGAATAAAATTGGAACATGTGCTTTTGCCAGACTGCTTTGTGCCCGCAAACGCTAAAATCTTACTTTGCATTTAGTATTCCTTGTAATTGAGGATTTAGTTGTTCTTGTATTTGTTCTATGTTCATATCCCCTACGTCTTTTTGGGATATCTCAGGTCTAAAGTAATTAAAGCGTCTTCCGCATTTCTTGATTATCTGTTGGTAAGCCTTGTTTCCGGCCTCGTCACTATCTGTGAGTATGATTAAATTTAATGCTCCACTTTGTTCAAGCAATATGAGTTGGTCTTCATTGATGCTGGAACCAAAAATACCCACAGTATTCTCATAGCCAGCCTCATGCATTCGCCAAGTGTCTCCTTGGCCTTCAACTAGGATCGCAGTGCTGGTTTCCAATATTCTATCTTTAGCAATGTTTAGGCCGTAAAGCACATTCTTCTTAAAGCCTCTGCTATGTAACCACTTAGGATTCAAATGTTCTTTAATTGATCTACCAACACAACCTACATAATTATAGCCTTCATCGTACACTGGGACAACAACTCTTCCCGACATTGGCTGATTTTCTGCCAAACATTCTCCAACGTCAAATTTTTGTAAGGTTTCTTTTTGATAGCCTCGTCTTATGTAGTACGCAGAAGGTATATCTATCCTTTCCCTAATTTCATCTCTAGACACAAGGGCTTCTTCTCTTACCACGGTTCTGTTAAAAACATCTATAACTTTTGTACTGCGGTCAAACGTTACTTCAGATAGTTCATCAATACCCTTTTTAAGAAAGTGTAGACAGAACGAAGCTGTTTCATTCATTGAAACTTTTCTGTCTCTAGAGTTAGTCAAACATCCTCTCACAAAACCAAAGAGATTATTAGCAAACTCTTCTTCGCAATGATGAGTCCAGCAAGACCAGTTTCCTTTTTGGGTAAGACCATCGGTAAACACGCAACATGCTTCCGGATTATCTCCTCCATGCACAGGACACGGGAACGCTAATCTATTTGGAAATTCAACAAAGTCTATTTCAAAATACTCTAGCAATTGGGGCAATACATCAAATAGCTCATTACATATTGATGATATCGTCTTCTGATCCAATCTCTTCTGTTTCAAATCCTTCTTGTCCGCTTCTACCATTTTCATGAATTTCGTTTCTCGTTAAACCTTGTTCAATTCTACCAAATCTACCATGCATTTTCATACTAACATAGTCTCCGTCGTCTAGACCTTCTCCATGACGAGCTACAACTGGAACCAATTTTCTATTACCGTTATCTATGCCGTCCGTAGCCACCTCTTCGTCGGACTTCATTTTAAAGATAGAGAAGCTTGTACACAGCCAAATCAACCTGTCCGAACCAGATACCACGTCTGTAGATTCTTTAGTGATACCATCTCGGTTCAACTGGACAAAGGCTATACAGGCTACATCGTATTTAACCACAAAGTTATGAAGTTTTGTGATCTGAAAACCTAGCACTTGGTACTCTTGCATAGAAGCACTAATGCCCTCAGACCCCATCAACTTCAAATAGTCATAGACTATCAAGCAATCATTTGTCTTACCGTTCTCATCAAACCCTACGTGTTGATAAATCCATTTTCTCATCTGACTGAGAATATTTTCAAAAGATTCACCGGCAATACTAATATAGTGATATGGGATACTCTTTAACTTCTCTGCCGCATTGAGAACCTTTTCTTTTTCTATCTCGTTCTCGCTAAATCTACCAGTAGATATCTTGTTAATTTCTACGCCAGAAAGGTTGGCCAAGATTCTATTATAATGGTCTTCTTTAGACATCTCCGTATCTAAAACCAAGACGGGTATGTTATGTTCTGATGAGACATGCATAGCGACAGCATCGCCAAACATGGACTTACCTACCTTTGGTCTAGCTGCTACAAGATCAACACATTTTCTACGGAGTCCTCCTCCGATAGATACGTCATATGCGGGAAAACCGCTAGGTATACCAACAAAGTCAGAAACATTATCACTAAGGTAGTCTAGATAATCCTCAAGACCTTCACCAATAGTCTCTGTCTTTTTGCCGGAGGATTGATAGATGTCTCCCGTAGCCTCAAGTAGAGGCTCTTCAATCTTGGAGACAATATCCATTACGTCTTCTTCGCCCGTAACAGTCCCTAGTTCTTTCTGACACGCCTCTAGTGTTTTGGAAAGGTCTCTTGCTAACTTGAGTTTAGCTATCTTTGCAGCATATGTCCCGACGTTAGACTTATGAATGGGGAAGTTGAATAATGACCTGATAAAGCCAACTTCTTCCTTGCTGTTTATTTGATCGGAAACCCCAAGATCATTAGCGGCAGACAATATAGAGGATAATTCTACCTGAGTATTTTCAGAAATAGACTTATATATACAGTCAAATATCAACTGATTCATAGGATCTGTAAAGCTCCTAGAGTCAATGAAGTCAACTTCTAGATAAGCATCCAGTCCATACTGACACAACGCCGCAAGAACAGCTCTTTCGGAGGCTAAATCTTCTAATTTTATCTTCTTAGGCATTTGTCGCATACAAAAAAGTCCCTAGCAAACTGTGGATGTACTTCAAAGGTTGTTCTACATCTTTCGCAGAACTGACTTACTTTCTTAAACTTGGGCCTCCTTCTCTCTGTTATTGGTGCTTCTGGGGTTTGATTGTTTTCGTCTTGATGTTCTGTACCATCATCTCTAAACTTATTAAACCTCTTGCCCTCTGTGACAGGAATCTTGTTGACCTGTCCGGAACCTTTGTTCATAACGAAGAGTCCGTCTTCCCTTTCTTGTTCAGGAGACTTTTGTTCTTCCTGATTCACAGGAGGGTCGTCACTCTTCACATTTGAGTTCAGTATCTTCTCAATCAGCTCTGTTCTTTGTTCGTCAGACAGAGATTCAAGCAGCTTACTTACATCGTCATCACTCATTTGTTATCTCCTCTTGGATAAATTTATTAGTATATCGGCCATGCTCTGGACTCTGTCTGCTTTGCCGTTAATTATCTTTATTCTAGCTTCAGCATGGTTCTTTATCTTTAAAATGTCCGTAGCTAGAGGATTCTCTTTTACAGCCGAGAAAAACTTTTCCTGCCATTTTGTATACTTGTCCCCATACTGACTAAGACTACTAGATATTATAAACCACAAACTGGATTCTGCCCAATCTAAAATCACTTCTTCTTTGGATTTTACTGAATGTATGTACTCAGCGTGAGCATAAAGCTCATAAGCACAGGATAAGCACTCTTCACGATTAAGGTTGTCTAAGGCAAGAGCTTTCATGTTTAGTATCATTGACACGGTTTCGTTTTCTTGAATTTTGGGTAGGCTCTTGGACGATGTCCAATTTTCTACGGCCTCCATAAACTCATTCAATCTTTCTTCGCCAGTCATCTACGTCCTCATTAAAATTGAATTCTATAATTGTGATGTCGTTCAAGTCGCACCACTCTTTTTTATCCCTATCTCTAGCTTTAGCCTTGAAGAACGCTAGCTTAGAAGCGTAGTGAAAAGAGTTGAATTTGAAGTGCTGTTCTCCATGAACCTCTATTATTAAGTTTCTGTTTGGTATAAAGAAATCGGCACGTAAAGTACCCTTTCTTATTGACGTTCTTGTGCCGGTCAGTGAGACCTCTTCAAGTATTCTATCATACGGAAAACATTTGTCAAGTACCCCTTTGGCCTTTTTGTGAAGTTTGGAGGATTTTGAAGTACTTCCGCTACTAGGGTTCCAACTGTGCTCCTTGCCATCCAGACCTGTTACTTTCATATATAGCCTCAAGTTTCTTAATAGACTTCTTCATCTCGTAACCTTCCCAGCAAAGCCAAACTTCTGCAATCGTAACTGCAACTATAATGGCGTAGCTAAGTTTCTTTTTCACGACGCTTTTCCCTTCGTTTCAAGACTTTATTTTCCTCATGTTTTAATCCTAGCAACATTATGACTGCAACTAGTATCTCTATTGTCCATGCCAAAAGGCCAGCCTGCATCGCATTCATTAGAAAAAACCTTTAACCTTTTCTAGAATACCGCCACCACCAAGACCCCCTTTTGAAATTAAAAGGTATGCCGCAATAGCACCCGCTATGATAAAAAATAACCACTTTCTTTTATTTGCTACTGCATACGCCTTTGCTGTAACTTCCTGTATTTTGGCTAGCCTGAAGTCTCTCCGGCTTTCCTTCTTGTCATTTATTGGTTTATCTTTGTCTTCTTTTTTCTTAAATAGTGGCATTGACTTATCTATTTATTCTCCTTTTGTTCGTAGTTTTGTTTATTATTGTCGTAATATCGTTTATTGTCTAGCACTGAAGTTGCTTCATGCTCATGCTTGAAGTAGTGCTTGAACTGTTTGTATAGTGCCTTAACCTGCTCAAAGGCTTCGTTTTCATCTATCTTACCGCCCTGCTCTAGGTCACAGATGATAGACATCTGTATGTTAAAGGCCTTAAACGGATCGTCGTACTTTTCAAATTTGAATTTACTCATCATCTCCAACCTTCACGCAACACTCTTAGTGCGTTGCCTCCTAAAAATTTACTAATTACCTCATCTGAATATTTCTGTTCGCCGTTGTTTCCGGTTAGACATTTTAGGTATTTGGTGATTCTAGGAAGTTCAGACATGTCGGTTATTTCATCTGGAGGATCAGTAAACCCATCGAAGTCTGTTCCAATCCCAACAACCTCTGAGCCGCCAATTTTCATTGCGTGCTCTAATGTTCGCTCGATGTACTTTATTCCTAGGGGAGTATCGACAGGGCTAATCCAGTAGTTCATAAAAATAATACCTAAAACGCCCCCATGACTAGCAAGCCATCTAAGCTCCCAGTCGTGTAGATTGTATGGATCTGGGTTAATCTCAAACACACCGGTATGACTACTTATAACTCGATTCTGTCTGTCGCCAACTATGTCATAAACTTCAGCTCTAGCCTTTGGAGTACAGTGTGCGATGTCAATGATCATTTTGAGTTCACACATACGCTCAACTACCTTCTTGCCTATTTTAGATAGTCCAATATTCATATCCCAAGCACCCATCAGATGTTTCCAATTGCTTCTCTTTATACCATAATTCGGATAAGGAAATACAGGATGTGCTAAGAGATTGGGATAGAAGTGTGCTAACGTAAGATAAGCAACACCCCTCTCAGCAAAGTAGTCTAGATTATCTAGAATCTCTGTCTCTTTTACTTTCATATCTTCAGAAGTCTCGCAATCAAGACCCTGAAGACTGTGACCTCCTTCAATAGAATGTATAAGAGCTAGATCTCCAGCATCTAAGATTAAATCTAGTTCCTGTACATTTTTCGCAACGTTGACTACTCTAGCCGCCTCATGTTCAGCCAAGGCCTGTTCGTTGTGTTTAATAACCTCTGCCTCCATGTCATTCATCATATTGACAGTGGCGTCAAAGTAAAAAGGGTCGAATACTCTTTTTCTTACTTCCGGAGAAAGGGCTAGTGCTAGTTTGACTAGGCTTTGATCCTCTA